CACAATCAGGAGAAGTCGCTTATGAAGAGATTGTCAATCGGGACATTGTGCCGTCATACATCCAAGTGGAAACTTTTGGTAATCGCCGCACGATTTTCGAAACGATTGCCTCATGGGACTTGCTAACTCGCATTGTTTGCATGTGGTACATGTTCCTTTACTGGATTTCCAACTTGCCATATATTGGTGTCCTGTCAGAACTGATTTGTGGCCCCGGATGGTGGTGCACCTTGGTTTTACAGAGCCGGTTTAGAGATAAATTATGCCGTGTAGCTTTAGGGCATGCGGGGCATGTAGTCCAACACAAATGGGGAAATGTTGCCAAGATCACCCTCTTGATTGCAGGTGTAGCTACTGCGGGTTTGGCCTGTAAAAAGGCGTTGGAACTTTGGTCTGCGATGTCCGCAATGCAAGTGCAAGGTGCTGAACAGTCAGTTCCCGAGCGGACTGTTGAACCTTCAACTATGCGACGACCTGAACCCGATGGGATTGACCGAGCTACAGTCAATTATGCAAACCCCGTGCCATTCACAAACTTGGATCTATCACAGACAACACTATCACAAGTTGGTGTCGAGGTTCATCATGTTGTGAAGCATATCACCAAAGCCTTGGTCCATTTCATCACTGAGAAGGATGGAACCAAGTATGCCACAACTGCATTTAATGTCAGAGGCTGTGTGTATATGTGTAATGCTCATGGGATCCCTCGTTCTGCACCTTTCACCCTCCAAATTGTGTCGGAAGGAGGATGCATCTTGAACACATCTATGAGCAACATTTTGGTGAGCCCTGACCAGATTATCATTATTCCCGGACATGATTTGGCGTTCATTCGCCTGCGATGTCGTCCACCAGGCACAAACTTGTCAGAGTATTTTCCGTCAAAGGATTTCACTGGCTGGTTGGATGGTGCCTACTATGGGATTGATGTCCATGGAGAACAGTGGATGCGTTTGGTACGTAATCTGAAACAGGAGACAACCGCATGGAAGAGCTATGACATAACTGTGCAACGTAAGGTTTGGCGTGGTAAAGTTGACACACCAACAGACAAAGGAGACTGTGGTTCACCATGTCTCTCCCTCTCGCCTGCGGGTCCAGTAATTTTGGGCACGCACATTCTTGGAAATGGCAGTGACGTTGGCGTTATGCTCATCGCCAGAGATGTAGTTCAGAATGCTTGTGATATTTTAGAGCCCACATATGTTTCGCGAGGACGTGTGAATGTGTCAGTTCCATCAGTGAAACGCAATGTTTCCGATTTACACGTCCAAAGTGTAGTACATCTTGCCAACCCAGGTGTTGCAGAAGTGTACGGATCATTCACCGGTGAAGCTATAATTCGCGGACGGACCTCCGTGCGCCCTACTTTCATTTGTGAGGCGGCACTGGGTGAGGGATACCAGTGTGATCGCGTAGCTCCTGACATGTCAAAGCGACCATGGAATGTCGCATTAGCAGATATGACCCATCCAGTCACCTTGCTCCGGTCGGATGTTCTCCAGCAAGCCGGTGACATGTTTTTGGAGGAAGTGCGAGATGTAGATTTGTCTCGTGTGCACGTGTTCCCGCTCGATGTAGCCATCAATGGAGCCCCTGGTGTCTTGTATTGTGACAAGATGAACAGATCTTCTAGTGCAGGAGCTCCGTACAAGAAATCCAAGAAGCACTTGATGTTTTATGTGGATGAGGAGAATAGCACTGATATGGATGTTGTCCAAGAAGTGAAGGACTCCGTAGATGAGATCATTGCAACCTACGAAAAGGGAGAACGAGCACATCCGATCTATGTGGGACATATGAAGGATGAAGCTGTCACCAAAGCCAAGCGTGAGAAGGGGGAGACCCGTCTTTTCACTGCTTCAGGTATAGCGTTCACCCTCGTTGTACGTATGTACTTTCTGTCGTTGATTATGCTTATCCAGAACAACAGATTCAAATTTGAGTCAGGTCCGGGTACCATTGCACAGAGTGCGGAGTGGGAGCAGTTGCGAGTGTTTCTGACAGCTTTTGGGGTAGATCGGATTGTGGCTGGTGATTACAAGAAGTTTGACAAGCGAATGCCTGCTGAATTGATTTTACTCGCATTTTGGGTGTTGATCATGCTGGCAAAATTGGCCGGATACACGCCAAAG